CCGCAGGTTGCGTGTCACTCGTAGCCGAGAGCCCGCAGGTCTTCGCGGGCGTTCTTCTCGGCGTCCTTGTCGTCGTTCATCTGCGCCGTCTGGATCTCGGCGAGCAGCTGGTGCACGGCCGGGTCGCCAGACTCGGCCGCCGGCGCGAGGTTTGCCCGCGGCGCGGCACCGGCCGCGGGCTTGTCGGCCGGCTTGCTGTCGGTGGTGGTGCTGGTCTTGCTGGTGGCGTCCGCCATCGGGCTTCCCTTCAGGTGCGGGAGATCGGTCGTAAGCACCGATACCCGCTCCTACGTGTTGACCAACAGCCGGAAGCCCAGGTCGTTCACGGAGTTGCCGCCGATCCGCGCGTACGCGAACCAGCCGCGCTGGCCGGTCGGCCGGTTGTTCGTGACGTCGAACAGCTGCGGGACCAGCTCGACGGACATGCCGCCGCGGCGGGCGATCACGTAGTTCGACCAGTCGCCGACGACCGCGAGCTCGGTGGTCGCCGAGGTGGAGGTGGTGACGTCGTTCATGTACGGCGACTCGTAGACGCCCTTGCCGAACAGGGTGTCCGCCCACTCGGCCGGCAGGTTATCGGTGTACGCGTGGAACACGTTCGCGGTGCCGAGCTGCCGGATCGCGTTGTTGACGCCGACCGACATCATCCAGTTGGCGTTGCGGCGGAACTTCTGCGGCAGCGCCTTCCACACCGCGTACGGGTCGGCCGTGCCGAGCGCGCCCGAGGTGGTCACGCGGACGCGGACGTTGGTGTTCGCCGACAGCTGGGTGACGATGCCGTTCGGCTCGCCGGTGCCGGAGCCGCGGGTGAACTTGTCGACCAGCAGCTCGTCGTAGCCGGACGCGAGCAGGGTCTGCATCTCGTCGGCGAAGCCCGGGTAGTCCTGCCCGACCTCGATCGAGTACGGGATGAAGCCGCGGGCCATGTAGACCTGCACGGTCGGCTGCGCCAGCGTCGGGGAGTTGTCGGTGACCGCCACACCCTCGGACTGGAACGCCCAGGACACGCCGGCGGAGCTGACGCCCTTCCAGATGTTCGTGTTGACGTCGACCTGCTTGGCGAGGCTCAGGAACGGGTTCCCGGAGCCCTGCGCGGTAAGGATGATCGACGGGTCGATGAACACCGGGATGCCGAACCCGCCGGCCGTGGTGGTGCCTTCGGACATGGCCCGGTACTCGTTGTAGGCGAGCACGGCGTTGCGCTCGTCGTCGGTGAGCATCGGGTGCGGTTCGGAGACCAGCTTCATCCATGCCGACCGGTAGTCCTCGTTCTCGGTGACGAGGATCCGGCGGGCGATGTCGGTGTTGCGGCGCACGGCCTTCTCGACCTGGTCGATCTGGTCGGTGGCCAGGTGCCGGGTGGAGTTGCGGTCGTCGAGGATCCGCAGCGCCCGGTCACGGGCCTCCGGCACGGTCAGCCGGCGGACGTCGGCGCCCGGGTCGTCGAGGCCGTAGCGGATGTTCGCCAGAGCCCGCTCCACGGCCTTCGGCTTGCGCCGGAAGATCTCCTGGATGTTGCGGTGCTCCTCGATCTTCGAGATCGCGAGGTCGCGGAGCTTCAGGCCGTAGTTGAAGGCCTTCTGCTCGTCGGGGGTCTTGTCGCGCAGCTCACCGTCGTCGTTCTGGTGGATCGAGCGCAGGTGCGCGTCGAGCACCTCCACGTACGCGGCCAGCTCGTCGGGGGTCTTGCCGCGCAGCTCGTCGGGAGTGCCGGCGTCGAGGTCAGCGGGGTCCTTGCCGCGCAGCTCCTCGAGGATGTCCGTCATCGGAGGATCCTTCGGATTCGAAGCGCCTCGGTATCGAAGCGCTGACGGGATGAGAGGGCTGGCCCGCGGCCGTTGCCTGGCTCGGTACCTGGTTCACCGCGTCCCGCACCCTGTGCAGGCCCCCCGGTGAGGTCTTCGATGCCCGCGGCCGCCACACGCCGCAGGTCGGCGGCGAGTTCGCGGATCATGGCGCGGTGCTCGTCGGGGGTCAGCTGCGCCAGCAGCGACCGCACACCGACGGACGTCGAGTCGTAGGCGGGGAACACGACCGGGCCGAGTTCGTACAGCGGGTCGACGCGCAGGATGGTGCGCTTCAGCGGCCCGCGCTCGCCCGGGTTCCACAGCAGCTGCTCGAGCTCGCCCGCGTTGACCTTCGCGCCGGCGGCGTCGGTCCACCGCTCCTCGGCGACGGCGAACCGGAACGACATGCCGGTGATCGCACGGCCTTCGATGGCCTGCCGGATCGGCTCCACCAGGTCGTTGTCGAACAGCCGCGCCTGTACGAACAGGCCCTGTTCGTCCTCGTTGAGCTGCTCGATCGACCCGATCGGCACCGAACCGGTGCGGGCGTCACGACCGTGGTCGAATTGCAGGACCGGCATCCGGGAGCGGAGCGTCCGCTTGAACGCGCCGGGGGCGATCTCCTCGTCGAACTCGCCCTCCCACGACTGGATCCGGGTCGGCGAGTTGAACACCGCGCCGTAGCCCTCGAGGGTCCGGCCGTCGCCGCCCGTGCCGGTGGAGCGGAACTCGGCGGCCCGCAGCAGAATCGGGGCCTTCTCGATCAGGGTGCTGGTCACGCTGACCCTCCTGTCGGGGCGGTGTTGGGTGGCGTGGAGCCAGGCGTCTGCAACTGGACGCTCACCAGCCCGGAGTGGACCAGGAGCTGCATGTTCTGGCCGATCACGGCGGCCTTGGCCGACTCGGGCGTGAACCCCTCGCGGACCAGCTGACCGATCGTGGTGGCGTTGATCTGCGCGATCTCGGCGGCGTCCTTGGCGTCCTCACGCAACAGCGGCACGTCGGTCGTGTCGAACCACAGCTCGGCGTCCGACGGCACCCGCAGAAGCGGCGCCAGCGCCGCAGAGACGTCCTGCAGCGTCGGATACACCCACGAGTCGGCGAAGATCCGTCGGGCCATGCCGAAGTTGCCCGCGTTCAGGCTGGACCCGGCCAGGCCCTCGGAGATCTGCAGCAGCGGCGCCGGGACCCGGCCGAGCATCGCGATGCGGGTTTCGCCCGCGCCCTGGGTGGCTTTGAAGTCGAGCTGCTTCAGGTCGGCGCCCACGACGGTCGCGTCGGCGCCGGCGGCCAGGTACAGCGTCCGGTAGGCGTTGGCGACGCCGGCGTGGTTGTTCTCCATCGCGTCGACGATCTCTTTGAACTGTTCTTTGGTCGCTGCGGTGATGCCCTTGACGACCATGTTCGGCGTCGCGCCGTTCTCGAAGAACCGCAGTTTGTGCTGGGTCGCGGCCCGGTCGCCCTGGATGTCCTGCAGCGCGGCGGTGACCCACGACTGGCCCATGCCGGGCCGTTCCGGGTCGGGCAGCGGCGACCAGTGCGCGATGTCCTGCGGCAGGATCGTCTGCGGCTTGGTTCGGCCGGAGCCGATGCCGCCGTTCTGGTAGACGTAGCCGATGATCTCGCCGTCGAGCGCGGTGGCGGCGTCCTCGGGCTCCTGGTCGGATCCGTAAACCACGGCCATCCAGTCCGGGCGCAGCACCCGCAGCCGAGACGGCTGGCGCAGCACGAACGCGTTGCCGGTCAGCCCGGAGTGCCACTCCATGAGCGCCAGCAACTCACCGGTCGTAGCGTTCGGCCACGGCTGCTCGAGCGCCGACAGCTCCGAGGTTCCGAAGATGCGCCGCGGGGTCCGGGACCCGGGCCGGTTGCGGAAGACGAACCGGGCCTGCGACAGGATCAGTGCCCGCACCATCTGCGCGGCGAACGCCGGCGGGCACGACCGCAGCGCGGCCGCGTAGCCGGGCAGGGTCGCGGCGACGGCCTGGACGCGCTGGCCTGCGAGGGTCTGGTTCAGGCCGAGCGGGTAGGTGTTGCCGTTGTAGTTGAACTGGGACGGGATCAGGTACTCACCGAGCCACTGATCCGTCGAGAAGCGGCTTTCGTCGCGACCGCGGGCAGCGGCGATCCTCTCGAGCAGGCCCACCGGTCACTCCGTTCGTTTCAGGGGCGATCGGCGGTGCGGGCCTCCTGCCAGCCCACCTTCACGGCCGCGCCGCACCAGGCGGCCACGAACCAGATGCCGGCCAGCGTTTTGAAGCTCAGCCAGCCGACCCCGAACAGCAGGGCGGCTATCACGGTCAGGACGGTGCGCCAGAAGTGCGTCTGGCGGGCCTCGATGGTGATCCGCTCCGTCAGGGCGTGGTCGAAGGACGTCACGGGTCTCCTATCGCCACGACGCGAAGAACGGCTGGACCTGCTCCGGCACGAGCGCGCCGTCCTCGATGGCCTGCCCGCGGGCGGCGTAGGCGAGCACCGCGGCGACCGAGGCGTCGATGAGTTGGCCGGTGCCGCGCTTGGCCATCTTCAGGTAGTACTGCGGGATGTCGGTGTCCTCGCCCGGCCGGGGCTTCTTCTTCGACCCCTTCACCAGGACCGCGTTCTTCGCGTGCCGGGTCAGCGCGTCACCGCCGTCGTTCTTGATGTCGCCGCCCGCGAACGCCGTGGTGAACCGCTCGATGGCCTTGTCCATGCGCTGCTCGACGTTCGTCGGGAACTCGACGATCTGCTTCGGCCACTGGCCGGCCCAGGTGTCGAGGTAGTCCTGCCACCGGTAGGGGTCGGCGAATAGCAGCGTCACCTCGTACGCGGCGAACGTCGCCTTCACGGTCTCGTCGACCTCGGCCGTCGGCACCCGCCACTGCAAGGCGTCCTTCGGCCGCTCCCAGGTGTGCAGCTCGAACAGCTTCCCGTCGGACATGCGGCAGGCGATCAGCGAGGTGGCGTCCCGGAACTTCGAGCCGTCGAATCCCAGCGCGATCTGCGTGCCCGGCGTCAGCGTCTCCGGCTCGGCCAGGGCATCCCAGCGGATCGGATCCACGAACACCGACTCGCCGACCACGATCTCGTTCAGGAAGAACCGGCGCCGGTCTGCCTCGAGGTGCCGCGGCGACCGGACCTCGTGCATGATCCGGCCCTTGAGATTCACCCAGCCGCCCCGCTCCCGGGCACTGTCGCCGTACTGACGCAGCAACTCCGCGTATAGGGCATCGTCGTCGGTCAGATCCTCGACGCGCCGCGGCTCGACCGTGTCGATCAGCACCCGGTCGTCGGGGTTGTCGTGGGTGACCTGTGCCTCGGAGCCTTCGGTCGGGTCCCACGCGTTCGTCAGCTCGAGCCAGCGACCGTCCATGCCGGCGACGTTCCGCTTCACCGCGCCGGCCACCTTGCGGTAGCCGCCCTGCAGCGTGAACAGGTGCGACTCGGTCATCGTCAGGAACGTCAGCGGCGCACCCAGCCGGGCCTTCGCCGACGTGGTGACCGGCTCGACCTTCCCGCCGCCGGGCAGCGTGCACCGGGTCAGGCCCACGTCCAGCCCGGACAGGTCGGCGAGCGGGCCCATCTGCCCCATGGCGACGAAGGGCCGCCACGTGTTGTCGGTCTGGTCCTCCGACGTGCCGAGACAGACGATCAGCGGCGTCGGGTACGGGGAGCCGACCGGCTCGCCGGCGGCGTTCCAGCCGTCGAAGCGGGTCGGGCCGAGTGCCTCCGCCCAGATCATCGCCGCGCCGAACGGGTCCTTGCC